TGGTATATAATAGTACATAATAAGTTATGTGGTCAACAATGAAAATTGTGTATACGAAAATGGTATAACAAATATAGTTAATAATATACTCAATATAAATCAATTACATTGTATCGTAATTCATGATCATTATAAGTATAAGTAATCATAAATGGTACTTTGATAATTGAAAAATATGAACAGGAATATCTATGTCTATAGAATTTGTTAATTTACATAATCATACACATTTTTCTATTTTAGATTCTTTAATTTCTCCTAAAGATTTATTTGAACGTGTCAAAGAGTTAAGACAAACTGCAGTAGCCATAACAGATCATGGCACTTTATCTGGTATCTGGGATGCCTATAAAGAATATAAAAATACCGGTGTTAAATTAATTGTTGGTTGTGAATTTTATTTCGTAGATTCTGTTCTTAATAAAGAAGAAAAGTTTCGTCATGTAGTGTTACTAGCCAAAAATGCAGTTGGATATAAAAATATTTTAACTCTAAATAGACGTGGTTTTGATAATTATACTTTGCATGGCAACAGAGTTTATTCTTTAATTGATTGGGAATTATTAGAAAAATATTCTGATGGAATTATTTGTTTAACATCTTGTGGTAACGGCATTATAGGACAACTTTTAACAAATTCAAGATTTGAAGAAGCAGAGTCTGCTGTACTTAGATTGAAATCTATCTTTAATGAAGATCTTGGTTTAGAAATACAAGCAAATAATATGTCTAGAGCATCTAGTATTTATAATGATAAAGTTGAACAAAATTTTATTAATCGACGTTTAATTAAGTTAGGTCAAAAACATAATATAAAAATTGTTCCTACAACAAATTCTCATTATTTAAAGAAAGAAGATGCAGATATTCATGATGTACTTCTATCTATTGGTGCACAGCAATCAATTTATTCTAATTTTAGATTAAAATATCCTGTAAAAGATTTTTATGTTAAAAGTGGTCAAGAAGTATTTGATTTCTTTGCTAGGATTTTTGATGAATCTAAAGCAGCAGAATGGTGTGCAAATACTATTTATTTTGCTAATAAATGTGAGAACCCAGATTGGGTAGATCCAAAATATTCTAATCCTTCTGGTAAGGAATTACCAGAATTTCCAGTTAAATTAGAAGATGATTACCAAGATTTCTTAAATTGGCTTAATTTACAGGGTAATGATATTAAATCTCTTGAAGAGGACAAACAATATTTACGATATAAATGTTTCAAGGTTTTTGGTAAAAAAGTACCAATAGATAAAATAGATATTTATAAAGCCAGATTGAATGAGGAATTAGATGTAATTGAGTATCACGGTTTTTCTAGTTATATGTTAATTGTTGCAGATTATATAAATTGGGCGCGTAAAAATAATATTTCTGTTGGCGAAGGTCGCGGTTCTGTTGGAGGCTCATTAATTGCATATTTATTAGATATTCACAGGGCTGATCCTATAAAATATAATTTGATTTTTGCCAGGTTCCATAATAAAGAGAAATCTTCTTTTCCAGATATTGACACTGATTTTGCTCCTTCCGGAAGAGAAAAAGTTCAAAACTATATTAGAAATAAATATGGCGAAGATCATGTGGCTCATGTATCAAATTTTAATACAATTACTCCAAAAGTATATGTTAGAGATATTTGCAGATCATGTGAATTGGGTGGAAATAAAGAAACTGCAATTAAATTAGGTAATGATATTGCAGATTGCATTCCAGCTAAAGATATTAATTCTATACATGATGCTTTAGAAAAGGTTCCATTGTTTTCAGAATATGCTAACAAATATCCTGAATTAAAAAAATATGCAGAAATAAATGGAAAATATCGTGCATGGTCTACCCATGCTGGAGGTATTATTATTTCTAAAAGACCATTAACTGGATTAGTTCCACTTAGAAAAGATAAAGATGGAATAATTGCAATAGAATATGACAAAGAACGTGCTGAAGAAAATGGTCTTATTAAGATGGATACTTTAGGCTTATCAACACTCGATATTATAGATACAACATATAAATTAATAAAATCGGCTGGAAAAGAATTACCACCAGATCCATTAAATTATGATGAATATGACAAAAAAACATACGATTTAATTTCTAAAGGTGATACATTTTGTGTATTTCAATTAGGAAATAGTGCAGGTACTATTGAATTGTGTAAGCAATTAAAACCAAAATCTATTGAGGATATTAGCCATATTAATTCATTGGCTCGTCCATCCGCTAAGGATATTAGAAATTTATTTATTCAAACTAAAAATGGTAAAAGGTCGTATTCTTTATTACATCCATCGTTAAATAGAGCTTTTGGAAGTACTTTTGGTTTTGGTTTGTATGAAGAATCTCTTATGTATTTAGCACAAGATGTAGCTGGTTGGAGTCTTAATGATGCAGATCGTTTAAGAAAATTAACCAAGGAAAAAGGTAAAAATGCAAAAAAAGTGAAACAATGGCGTGAAGAATTTATTTCTGATGCAGTCACCAAGAATAATATTGATGAAGAAATAGCTAAAAAAATTTGGGATGATGTAATAGATAAGTTCCAAGGTTATGGATTTAATATGAGTCACTCTATTCTTTATTCTATGTTATCATATAAAACAGCTTATTTGAAAGCACATTATCCTATTGAATTTTTATTAGCAAATTTAATGTCTGAACTAAATTCTAATAGCCCAGATGCTTCTAAAAATATTTCTAAAATTAAACAAGAATTGCGTAATAGAAATGTTAAAATTATTCCGCCTGATATCAATAAATCACAGCTAACGTATTCATTAATTGAAAATAATGTATTAATTACTGGATTAGATGCTCTCAAATTTGTAAGTAAAGATGCAATTGAGGATATTATTTCTAAGAGACCATTTACAAGTTTTTATGATTTTATGAAAAGGGTTGATTCTAGTAAAGTTAGATCAAATACAATACAAGCACTAATTTCTAGTGGATGCTTGGATTCGTTTAACATTCCTAGAAAATTAATGTTTCTATATTGTTCTGATTATAGAAAGAAACTTACTAGTTGGCTTAAAAAGCATGATCCTGAACGAGAACAATTTGTATATCCATGGCCTAATGAAGATGAATGGACAAAGTCAGAATTATATGCTTTAGAAAAATTCTATATTGGTGAATCTTTTAGTTGTTCAATTAGAGAAGCTTATGGTGATTTTTTCAATTATGGAAACAATAAATATGAACTTATTTCAAATATTAAAAAAATGCAAGATAAAGATAAAATTAAGCAATGTAAAGCAATAATTAAAAGTTTTTTTGAATTTAAAATTAAAAAAGTAGACAGTAAATATTATGGTCAATCTATGATTAAAGCTGAAATAGAAGATATATGTGGTGATAGGTGTACTTTAACTATCTTCCCAGATCGTTGGGAAAAAGAAGTTTTGCCTACGCTTAAAAGAAAATTTGGTAAATCATTTGCTTTTGATGAAGGGATTGGATTATTTTTCTCTGGAACTGTAAATATTTATGAAGGAGATGTTGGTATAATTTTAGATAGTTTATACGACTGTGTTTCAGCTCCAAAATTACCTTCTGACTTGAAGGCAAGAAAAGTCTTATTAAAAGATATTAAATATAAAATAGATACACCTATTACATCTATCAATATAACTTCAGATGAGATATTTGAAGACATTGAAGATTCATTATTTGATGCTGGTCTTATTGATCTAGATAGAATTGGTGATTGTTGATCTTAAATATATTTTTTAATCATTTATTATGCTTTATGTAGTATTATATTATTATATAATATGTTTTTCACAGTAATATATGTTTTGATATATAACAATTCAAAGTTGAAAATGCTTAGAACGATAAGCTTAACAGTTGATTTAATATCGGCATTTGCATATTATTTTGCAATCTATATTACGATCTTTAATAACTATATATTATGTTGTTTGTATACCTGTACTAACGTTAATAAAGAATTGTATAACGTATTAAGTATTAAATACTTAAATATGCTTTCTTATATTATTCAGTCTATTATAGATGTATCTTTAAATAGTGTTAAAGCCTTGAAGTTAAAATTTCGAATTGTTTAATATGAAAATCTTATCTCTTCGTTATGATAAGAGAACAATTATTTTGATAGATGAATTAAAATAAAAGGAAATTAATATGAAATGTATGTCATGCCAATCAGATGTAAATCCTAAGTGGAAATACGCTATAGATACCAATTTGTGTCCATGTTGTGGAAAAATTATTATGCAGGAAGAAATTAAGAAATTATTAACTACATTGTCAGATAGTATAGAGGGATTATTAAAATATCCAGAATATTTGGATGATTGGTTATTTTTAAGATTTAATTTTGTTCCTGCATCTAAAATACAAATTCTTGAAAAACAAATAGAAGAATTGAAATTAAAATTATCTGCAAATAGAATATCTGACAAAGATTGTATAGAATCAGTAAATAAAATAAATAATGAAGTTAATGAAGTTAGTGAAGATTCTACAGATTCTGTAGATAAAAAGCAAGTAAATGAATCAACTTTAATTTCGGTGCAAAATGAACAAATAACAAATGAATTCTTTAAACGTTCAAATGCTGATAAAATAGTTAAAAATTCTAAAAATATAAAAGATTTAGTATCTCGAATTAAAAATTCAAGTATCCAAGATACTATGGAAAATTCTTCAAATATTACAGAATATATTGAGCCTGAAATTACTTCATCTTTGGATACACCAGATGATTTAGATCATATACCGGATTCAGTATTAGCATTTGCAAATGATACAAAAGATTTTGTATCAAGCGGATACAACAAAAAAGATTTAGATAAGTTGCGAGAATTGCAAGAAAAATCTAGAGGCGCACGTCAAAGAATGTTGTCAGGTGCAAATAAAGGAGGATTTTGGAGGTAAATATGGTATTTAGAATTATTGATAATAAAAAAGTTGAAATGACTAATGATGAATGGATAATGTATGAGAATATTTGTAGATCATATGATGATGTTAATTTTAAAGGATCTGAATTATTTACTGGTTTATTTGAAGTAGATGATAATGGAATTATAGTGTTTTTGAGACCGCCATCTACTAGAAAAACTAGTTTTGAAGTATTTTTGTTTCTTATGGCTTTGATGCAGAATCAACATTTAAGATTGATGCATAAACAGGTTGATGAATTATGTGCTGAAATTAGAAATAAAATTAAGGAATAGTTATGATTGATTATTCAGATATTGAAGATCTTATTGGCGAATGCTTTGAACAGATGCTCTCTGCTAGTAGAGAAAAATATGATTCTGAAAAGGCTGACAAAACAGCTGCATTATTCTTAATGGCAGAATTAAAGGTATCTCTATTAATTGAAGATATAGAGATGAAATCACGTGGAGCTAAAAACGAAATATCAAGAATTGAAGGTGAAAAATATTTTGAATATAAGACAAAAAATACGGATAAAAAAATAACTGAAAATATGATGTCTAGTTACTTGTCAAAAGACGCTGATATAATATCAGCTAAAGCCGAATACGCAAAACATGAATCTAATCTTAAAAAATGGAATTATATTTTGGACGTCTTAAAAGATGGTCATATCTATTTTAGAAATATAGGAAAGAACAAAGTTTGGTCAGAATAAAATAGAGGAAATATGACAACAGAAATTCAAAAAACAGATAAACATTCAAAACATATGGTTGCAGGTATCGATATCAATAAATTAGTTAAAAAAGCTCAAGAATCTTATAGTAAAAAAGAATCAGGTTTAGCCAAACAGTTGGTTACAGGAAAAACTATAGTTAGACCTAGTGATGATAAAGATTATATTGTGTGGACTCATGGTAGTCATTGGTTTGAATTAACTCATTTGAAAGGATTACCATTTGGACGAATTATTCAAATTTCAGGTAAGCCTGATAGTGGTAAAAGTACGCATGCTATGGCGTTTATGAAATTTGCTCAAGATCAGGGAGTATTAGTAATTCTTTGGGATAGTGAAAAAAAATTCTCTGCCAAGAGGTTTGATAATAAAATTGGCGGATGTTCAGATAATCTATTAATTGTAGATACTAATAACATTCTTAATGGCGCAAAAGCAGTTGCTCATTATGTCAATGCAGCAAAGGAAATGAACCCTGATGTTAAAATACTTATTGTATGGGATTCTGTTGGCGCCAGTTTAAATTCAACTGAAGATCAGGATGACAGTGAAGATTATTCAAAACAACCTGGGGTAACAGCAAAAGAAAATGCTTATGCTATTAGAAAGTTTAACAAACTTGCCAATAAATATATGAATAGACAAACAGGTGAAGAAACTATTGCTACATTGATTATTAATCAAACATATGCTAACCTGGGTTCAGTTGGTCAAACTGAGAAGGGTGGAGGAGAAATTTATTATCTTTCAAGTGTAATTATTCAATTATCAAGAAAACAAGACTTAGTGCGTACCAAAAATGGTGAAAAATATAAGTATGGTATTGTAACAAGAGCAAAAGTAAAAAAGAATCATTTGTTTGATGGTGACGAATGTATTTCTGAAATGGATTTAGTAGTTTCTGCAGAAGGTATTTTCTTAGCAAAAGATATCAAAAATTTTGATGATATTAAAGGTTGGAATGGCGAAGAAGATTTAGAAGAATAGTTGGAGATGTTATGTCAGATATTATTATACAACCAATAAATAAATTAACTATTAACGCTACTATTAATAGTAAACCAATATATGCTATTTTATTTAACGGAAAGTCAAAGAAAATATTTCTAACAGTAGATAAACCAGATTTACAAATGTCTTACGTTTCTGCCAGAGGTATTTTTATAGAAAAAACAGAGGAAGAAATATTAAATAATTTTACAGAAATCTTGACAAACATTTCAAAAGATGATATAGTAGAAATGATGTTTCCTTGGACAAAAATTTGTTCAATTAGAAACTTGGTTTTTAAATCCAAGTAATTAATTTAAATAATATTTATAGTAAAATAAAATACAATAATAAAGAAAGAGGTGCTAAAATGGTTAATAATAGTAAAGCAAGTGATAATAAAAATAATGTTTTAGATTTAATATTTAAAGGAGTATTAACAATCTTGAAAAGAAAGAATACATGGGTTGGCACTATGACACAGTTAAATGACTCTCTTGTAAGAGTTTTGGGCAAAAGGGCTTCTACAAGTTTACCAAAATCTCCTAGCGCTTTACGAGTGTCATTAAACAAAACATTAAATCGTCTAAGAAATAGAAGTATTAGTGTTAAATTTGGTCGCACAAATAGTGCACGTTATGTTAAGTTTGTTACTCGATAATCATATAGAGATAAGATAATAAAAAGTTTTGTAAACTGGAGAAAAAAAATGACTGTAATATATGGTGAAGTAGATTGGTCAGATGATAGTTTAGATTTTGGTGTAGATAAAAATTCTTTAAATAAAGATTTGTTTATGAGATTAAGTGATGGTGATAATGAAATTAGATTAATAACATCTCCATTTCAGTATTTGGTACATAAATATAAGAAAGATCCAAACAATCCAAAAGATTATGGTAAGAAGATTATGTGTTCTTATCCAGAAGGTAGGTGTCCATTATGTGAATTAGGTGATAAACGAAAACAAAGATGGTTTTTTGGAGTTATTGATAGAAAAACCAACACAACAAAAATTTTAGATGTTGGTCCAGGTGTTATGCAACATCTTAAGAAATTAGCTAGAAATCCAAAATTTGGAGATCCAACAAAATACGACATTAATATTGTCGTTGATGAAAAGGGTGGACCTGCCAATTACTATACTGTTCAAGCTTATCCTAAAGAACCTTTATCAGCTGAAGATCAACAAAAGAGAGATATGTTTAATGTTGATGATTTAAAGCGCAGAGTTACCCCACCATCTTATGAAAAAGTTAAAGAAATGCTTGATAAGATCAATGCTGATTCTAATGTTGCCACTGTTCCACAAGCACGTGAATTTCGTGCTAAATCACAAACATTAGCTTCTAGTGTAACTAATGATGATGATGATGATTTAGATGAAGCTTTTCCAGCTTATAATGGAAACGCTTAATAATAGTATATTTACTTTTACTTCCTTGTTAAGGATCAGAACAACGTAATTCTGGTCCTTTTGTTATTTTACAAATACGTAAACATTAACTATAGTTAATAAATTCACTTTGATATATATCCAATATGATAAAAAGAATATTGGGTTTCGATGTATCAAGTACAACTATAGGATACTGTACATTGGAATTAGATGAAAAAACAAATAATATTATATTTGTAAATTGTAATTTCATTAAACCAATTAAAAAAGGTTCAATAATTGAACGAATAGTAGATACTAGGAATAAATTACAGAAAATTATTGAATCAATAGAACCTGATTATATTGTAATTGAAGATATTATAAAATTCATGAAAGGTAATAGTACTGCTCAAACTATTATAACACTAACTACGTTTAATAGAATGATTTGTCTGTTATCTTATGATTATCTAGGTAAATCTCCAAAATTATTTAATGTTATGTCTATTAGACATGGTATAAAAATAGATAAAATTTTGCCAAAAAAAGAACAAATACCAGAACTTGTATCTTATCATTTAGGAATTACATTTCCGTTTAAATATAATAAATTTGGTAAAATTAAAAATGAAAGCTATGATATGGCTGACGCAATTGCTGTTGCCCTTTATTATGCTTTTATTTTATCTAAAAAAATAAAGGTGAAAAGAAATGAATTTATCTGATGCTTATAAAACTCTTGGATTATCTAAAGATGCTTCCCCAGAAGAAGCAAAAAAAAGATATAGAGAATTGACTAAAAAATATCATCCAGATGTAAATAAAGAACCTGATGCTGAAGAAAAATTTAAAAAAATAAATGAAGCTTATGAAATAATTAAATCTGGAAAAGATGATACTGTTATTGATCAACATGGTCAATGGGCATATCAAGATTTTATTAATATTTCAGATATTTTTAATATAAACAATATAAGAAGAAAACAATCAAAAGGTGTTAGATATGAAACAGACATATCATTACATACTACAATATCATTTAAGGAATCTGTTTTAGGTTGTAAAAAGAATTTTACTTATAAAAGAAAACTAAAGTGTGATTTATGTGGAGGTGATGGTTCAGCACCAATCCATAATGGATGTACACAATGTAATGGTACCGGATTTATTACATCTAGACATGGTAATATGATTAGCCAATCAACATGTAATAAATGTATGGGAAGACAACAAACCGAGGATTGTAAAAAGTGTAATACTACAGGTTTTTTGGAAGTTGATACATCTATTTCTATTTCTATTCCTGCTGGTATTTTGGATGGTCAAATATTAAGATTACAACATATGGGAAATTACGCAGGTTATATAAATAATATGTTTAATGAAACAGACATATATACAAATGCAAATTTGTTAGTTAATGTTGAAAAAATACCAGGACTTCGTCTTGAAAATCAAGACGTAGTATCAATGATTAACATTTCTCTATTAGAAGCATTAGAAGGATGCACAAAATCAATTGAAACTATAGATGGCAATGTTGATATATCCATTCCACAAAAAACTAAAAATAAAGATGAAGTTATATTACCAAATTTAGGAGTAAATAGGAAAGGAAATCATCGCGTTATAATAAATATAGAGTATCCTTCAAATATAGATAATTTAATTAGTTACTTAAAAGGTGAAACTGTATAATGGGTATAATAATCAATTGTCTTACTTGTAAGAAAAGTACAGATCCAATATTGGATAAAATTACTAATAAAGTATATTGTTCTGTTTGTGATACTGAAATATCAGTCAGTCACTTTGTTAAAGTTCAACTTAAGGATTTAAAACAATATAGAAATAAAAAAAGATCGTTTGCCGTTAAATGTGTGAACTGTAATAATGAAATAACACCTGTACAAATAGACAATGATATTGTATGCGGGGCTTGCAATAAACCGTTATCAAATATTACTGCTATTTTTAAAAAAATGTTAATTGAAAATTTAAATAAATTAAAAGAAGATATGTAAATGAATACATTTGACTCAATAGTTGAAAAATGTTCTTATTTATTAAATAATTGTGAAGTAGCATCAGAATATCTAAATTATTTAGATACAAGATTATCTAAGGAAAGTCAAGCAAAATTTAATTTTGGATATTTTCCAGATTCAGCAAATTTGAATGTTTTGCTATCCTTGGTTAGCAAAGAACAATTACAAGATTTATCTTTATTATATCTAAAAGAGATAAATGATACTCAATCATTTAGAAGCGTATTAGTATCCTACTTCGAACATCATCAGTTAATTCTTCCTTATAGAGATGTTTATGGAAACATTATTGCTTTAGTTGGTAGAACATTATTAGATGATGATAGTAGAAAAGCATTAAATATAGCAAAATATAAAAATACGATATTTAAAAAATCGTATCATTTGTTTGGTCTGTATGAATCTAAGGAAAGTATTTTAAAGAACAATCATGTATATGTAGTTGAAGGACAGTTTGATGTAATTAAAGCGCATGAAAAGGGTTTGACCAATGTTGTTGCACTTGGAAGCTCAAATATGTCAGCATATCAATTTTCTCTTATATTAAGATATACTAACAATATTATTTTATTATTAGATAATGATGAAGCGGGGTTGAATGGTAGAAAGAAAATTGTAGAAAAATTTGGAAAGTTTGCATCTATTAGACAGTTTTATGTACCGAGTCAATTTAAAGATATAGATGAATATTGTAGTGATCCTAATTTTTCCAATTTTTCTTTTGATTTAAAATAATATTATATATCATATTCTAATGATATATAATATTCTGATATATGATGATATCATGAAGATTATAAGAAATTGTTACATGGAAAAACGTAAAAATAGATCTGATAGTTATCAATACTTGTTATTAGAAACTGTTTGTTCAAATGATATGATGGAATCTTTTTGTAATGCAGATAGCATATCTGCAAGACTTAATCCGTTTCAATATAATGAAGATTTGATTGATTTGGAAGAACAGCTTAAGAAAGAATTCTGGAAAATAGTAGATAACTTATTGACTCCTCGTCAAAGAGAAGTAATTAGGTTGTATGCTGATGGCTATACTCAGATGGAAATAGCTAAAATTTTAAATATTAATCAATCATCAATAACAAAATCATTAAACGGTAACGTTGATTACAAAAATGGTAAAAAAATATATGGGGGTGCCAGGAAAAAGATAAGGAAAATCATAGAGAATCATGAAAAGATTAAATCTATACTTAAGCAGATGGCTGAAGTTCGTGAAGAAAAATGGTAAATTAAATAATATGTAATCAATTGGACCATTTTAATCTTGATTACCATTTATATATTTAGTGTAGCAGGTTGTTTAAATAGGAATACTGGTGACCAAAAGACTAGATAAATGTACTATTTATTTGCTTACTAATGAAGTTAATGGCAAAATATATATTGGACAAAGTTGGTACCCATTAAATATACGTATGGGTAAATATGGTGAGAATTATAAACATTCTATTTATTTGTATAATGCTATTAAAAAATATGGAGCTGATAAGTTTAAGTATGATATCTTAGATGTTTGTTATGATCAAGAGACAGCTGATTTTTTAGAAAATTTTTATATTGAAAAATATAATAGTAGGGATCATAATATTGGTTATAATATAAAAACAGGCGGTAATGCAGGATGTCATTCTGAAAAGACTAAGGCAAAGATATCTGCCACATTAAAATCCAAAGCGTCTTTATGGACAGAAGAAGAATTAGCCAGAAGATCGAAATATATTGCTGGTTGGTGGACAGGTAAAAAGAGGGGTCCACATACAGAAAAACGTAAAGAAGAAAATTCAACGAGAATGAAAGAGTGGCACGCCAATCATGTTCATCCAATGTTTGGTAAACATCATTCAGAAGAAGCTAAACTTAATATAAGTAAGAAAAATACTGGCAGAAAATTTGATCCTGAAGTTATTAACAAAAGAAGATTAAAGCTAATGATGAATTTTCACAGAGAACAAAAGATTGTTCACGCTTACAAAAATGGTAAAACTATTTCTGATATAGAAGAAGAATTTAATACATGTAGATCTAGTATCTATAGAATTATTAAACGAAATAATATACCTTGTAATAGTAAGCGTAATACTTGGGCTGGTAGAAAGCACTCTGAAGAAACTAAAAAGAAAATGTCGATAGCTAGAAAAAACTATTGGAAATATAAAAAGGGTGATTTAAATCAATCGCCAGCAGGTCAAGCCTGATAATTTGTAATTATCATAACTTACGATACTATTGGTTGATTTATATACTATAGTATATATATATAAGTATAATTTTGAATATTATTTTAATTGTATATTAATTTGAGATATATATAAGTATATTTGTTGATCTTAAATAATAGATGAGGTAGTCAATATTTGTTATTGTTAATAAACAAATCGTAACAATTATAAGATAAAGGTCGTATGTATAGTGCTAATTTACTGGTAATAAAATGGAATGTATGTATACTAAAATTATAAATAAAGTTAATATTAGTATCAATATTACTTTATCTAATATAGGGTATTTTCCATTTATGGAGATATAATGTCAAAATTTTCTGTTGATTATAAATCAGTTGAGGATAAATTATATAAAAAAGTTTATAGGTTATCAGAAGTTAATGATAAAATAGAAAAGGTGGCCTTTGATATAGTTAGATTTCGTGATGATGATAATGCTAGTAGGCTTTGGCAAATTCATAGTGCTGATGATGGCGATTATATAATTGCATTATATGATACAGAAGAAGATGTCGTTAAAACGTCAAGCGAAAAATCTAAATGGTCTGTAAGTATTAATAAAATATCAAAGGATTTAAATGTTTATTATAATGGAGATCCTATTGTTAGGATATCTTCAGATTCTTTAGGTATTCCAGAATCAGAAATTCATTTAACAGCGCGTTATTTGCCGTCTAGATTATCAGAAAATAAGAAATTGGTACGCGCTTTATTAAATAATTTGGATGAATTAACTAAAAAAGATGTATTAAGTAAATATCCAGAGTTGTTTTAAGTTTTTGAAATAGGTGTGCAATGGACATTGATAAAATCAGTAAATTAACTGTTTCGCTGTCAAAGACCATCGAAGATAATCACAAATTGGCTTTACCTATTCTTTCAGCAAAATTAAATAAATTAGCAAAATCATATCCAAACGATCAAACAATTTTAGCAATATCTAATATTGTTGATAAATTATCAGATAAACAGTTTTTTATTACAAGAGCAGAATTAAAAAAGTTATACAATACACTCCATTCTAGAAATACAAAATTTGCAGAATTTTTTGCTGATGAATTAGGTAAAATAGATAACGTACCTGCATCACCTACATTATATAAACGTGATTCTAGCTCTAATAATGAGCTAAATATATCTAAATTTGGAGATGCTGTTTTAGCATCTGCATTAGAAAGTGTTTTTGATAAAACTATACCACTTAAAAATTATTCTAAAGATGCAGCTACAAAGGCAATAAAATCTGTTACATCTATTTTAGATTCTTGGAATTTAAAAGCTGCACATATTGATGTTGCAAATGGAAATGAAAAATTTTTAGTTGTTAGAGCAGAATATCATACACCTAAAGGTTCTACCAGCTTTTATATACCAGTAGAGGTTAACAATAATGATATATCTGAACCATATATATTCATGGGTAATACTGGACCTAAAACGTTAAATTATACAAATATTAAAGAATATTTAACACAATTTGCTGGAGATAAGTTAAAGATCAAAGCTGATGAAATATTAGATGTTTTAGTCTCTGTTGCATCTAGTAATAGAAGGATTTCGGATGCTGAAATAGCACTTATTAAATTAAATGCTAACAAAAAATCTAGTTTGGGAGAATTTGGTAATCAAATAATTGGACAACGTTTAGAAGAAAAACCTGTACCTGATATTAAAACTGATAGATCTGAAGAATCATTCTGTTTTGAGAAAAAATTTAATTCTCCGTTTGGTATTGCATCTATTACTTTTGGACAAGATAAAGTTAAATTAGGCAGTGATTTGGTATCAAGACATTTGAAATCATTTGGTTACGATAATCATCGTATTACTGTAAATAGTTCTGACTCCAATACTATTTTTTATGGTGTATCACTGGATTATGGAAGAGTTGCATTTACTGTTCCGGTTAAAGTTACCTCTAATAAGGTTTTTGAACCAACTGTATTATTGTGTGAAGGTTCAATTTCTCCATTTTCATCTAAAACAATTAATAAATTATATATGGAAAATATTACTGATTCTAGGGTGGCAGCAACCGCTTCTGCACAATATGGTCTAAAACCAAGTGAACTTATTGATAATATAAGAAATGCTGTTAAAAATAATAATTTTGCTTGCGCAGAGGATTCTTTAAATGTGTTGAGAAATTATGGAGACGAAAAAGCTTATGCTATTGGGTTTAAAATTTATTCAAGTGCATTAGCTGGAAATATTCCATCTGGACCAGAAGAATCAGGATGTTCGCATACAGTTAAATCTCCTAACAATCAGGTTCCAGTTTGTGTACATACAGGATTACCAATAAATAAAGTGTATCAAGATAAGTATGGAAATTGTCGTCCACTTTATCGTAAAGGTATGGATGAATCTTACGAAGGCGCTTACTTTATGAATCATAAGATTTTTGGATAAAATATGAAAATAATTGTATTAGGAAGATTTTTTGAAAACAAATATTTTAGATCAAACGCATCTTCTATAAGAGAAGTTATTAATGATATTAAAAAAGATCTAATTAATGCATATAAAAATTATGTATCTGGCAGCTCAGCAAAAGAACCTATATTACAAATGTTAGCAGATGCTGGTGAGCCATTTAGTGTTTCATTTATTCATGAAATGGATAAAATGATTGCCAATATTGATACATTGGCAGAAACTCCATATCTATTATTTAGACATTTAAATAAAATGTTGGAAATGATTACAAAAGTTAAAGAGGATAATTCTGTAAGAGAATTTATACATAATGCAGTTCGTGTTACTAAACAATCCGAAAAAAATTATAGAGAGCATGTAAAATCTAAATTTGAGATGGTTTTAAGTAGACTATCTTCTATATTAGAAAATAAAGCTAAAATTTTAAGATCTTTTTTGTCAGAATCGGAGCCATTAAAGGGAGGTAGAACTTTACCGAAAAGAAAAGAATTAAGTCGTGATAAATTATTAATGTTTTCTTACACTCCTGCTGCAGAAAAATATGGACTAGATTCATTAGATGTTTTATCTAAATTATTAGAATATCCAGAAACTAAAGAAGCTTTGACAACTCTAATTAATGCTATAGATAGAGGACACATTCCACGTGATGGAACTAAAATTATGGAAGAAACGAAAGCTATTAGAGAAATGTTTGATATACTTAGTTCTAATAATGAAGATTTTTTTGAAAAATCGTAATTTTACTATAAAAAACAACTAAATAAATTATAACAAGATATTAAATACGTTTTGAAAAATATATGAAGAGGTAAACAATAATATATTGTAATATTTGTATGCAGTTCATTATATAATATATAAGTATTACTAAAGAGGTATTTATGAGAATTTCTGAAATGTTATATACAATTGCTTCTTGGTTAGAAAGTCCAAATAATGAAGCTATATTACTTTCTGAATATGATGATAATTGTTTAAGAATTGTTGCCTCTTCTTGTGTTGAAGCTGCAGCTTGCTTACGTAAAGCAGCTCTAGAAGTAGATAATATAGAGCCGGTTGAATCAACTAATTTAACTTCTGAATCATTAGATAGATTGGCTGATATAGCTACTGCTTTTGATGAATCTGGAGATCCAGAATTACAGAAGCAAGCATCTGCAATTGATGAATTATTATTTACAATTGCTTCACCTCCTAACTTAATGGAAAATAAAAAAAGAGCAGAAGATAATCGTTTAGAAGAATTGAAAAAAAAATATCATGATTCAGTAGAAGAATTAAAAAAAATTAATGATATAAATGAGTCTGAAAAAAAAATTAAAGAGAGTGGATTGACTAAAGATTATAATATTTTAGAAGCTCCTTTGAGTTCACGTAGTTGTCCAGATCATCCAGGCGTTCAAATGGCTAGGGTTGGTGATGATATGTGGCAATGTTCTTTAGATAAGAAGATATATAATTATAGTACAGGGTATACATTACAGAATGGATCAAAGGTTCCTGGTGGAAGTGTAGCAAATCAAACACAAACTTTGCAAAATTATCATGCAATTTTTGATACTAGAGAATCTCGTTTAGGTGGATTTAAACCTTAATTTTAAATGTTTAGTAAAAATGAACCTTAATGAACAAAACATCTTTAGAAAAAATATTAAAACATCCAGATAAAGATGAAATTATTTCTAAACTTATTATAGGCATTTCGCCTAAAACTATTACCGAATGGCTTAAAGGAAAGTATACAAATGTCGATGAGTCAAAATTTGTTATTTCAGAAAAAACAATAAAATCTTTTAAAGATAATTATTTAGATATTTATAAAATATTAAAAGAAGATTTTGATAAAACTAAAAATGCATTAGCTGTTAATACTGAAGATCAGTTAATGCTTTCTGTTCAAAATAATCCCACTTATAAAAATAAAATGATTGAGTTGGCAAGCCAAGAAATAGATATTAAAAAAATGTTGGCTAATATGATTATTGCTATAGAAACAAGGGCTGCGCAAATATTTGATTCTATTCAAGAAGATCCAAGAAATATAAATTCTAGAAATGATAGAGTATTGCGAGAATGGTTTGATACTTTGGGAGCTAATTTAGAAAGATTTCATAAATTAGTAAATGGTGTCCCTGATCAAATTATTCAACATAATATTACATTACAAGCCGTAGATCAGCATATTGCTGTATTTCATGATGTTATTAGAGACGTTTTATCTAAAATGGATTTAGAAAGTTCAATGTATTTTATGGAATTATTTAATGAAAGAATGTCTAAACTAAAGCAACCTGATACAAATAACATGTCTACTGAAGAACGGTTAGTTGAAGCAAAAATATTAAATGAAACAATTACTAAAAAAATAAATGAAACAGGATAATAAATATTTATTAGATCAACAATCTGAAATTGATTTTAATGACCCTTATGTCCAAAAACGGATTAAGAGTATTAAAAAATTTTTTGAACAATATGATATTGATGTTGATGAAAAATTCGAGATTCCTAACTTGGAACTAAAATCTAAGGCATATCCAAATTTTGAAAGTTATTTTCCAGTTTCATCTCCTAGAAATTTACAAAAATGGTTAAAAGCGATACAAGATATCTATAATCTAGAAAATTCTGGTATTGGTAGACATCAAGCATTATTTCGCATAATTGGTAGGTGGGATGACATGGAAAAATTAGATTTTATGCACTGGCTTAGATTTTATGAAGAAGGTAATCATTTAAAATATAAAACTGCATCTAATTGGTATGAAGGTATTGCGCCAGGCTATATTTTGCCACTTGGAAATTCTAATACAGTAACAGATTATCACAAATCACAAGACTCAGAAAATAGTGAATCTCTAGATAAGAGACAAATAATAGAGAAGCAACGTTCTAAAATTATTGGAAGGTTAGATTCTACTGAAAAATTACTTAGATCACAAGAAGGACAATTATTTGCAGGTAAAGAATTTGAAACATTATTGGAGATAATTTATCAATTGAAAAAGAAAATTCAAATGATAAATAAAAAAAGTGCTTCTACAAAGCTATATGAAGATCTAATTATTAGAGAAGCTAATGTTTTGAAACGTGATGGCTTTATTAAAGCTGCTCATTTTCTTTATACTGTTGCACAAATGCCATCAGATATTAGCACAATTCCTGCTCCGATGCCTCCAGCATCGCCTACTGATGTATCTGGTTCACCAACTACTGTTCCTGTGGCTGCTATTGGTAATACACCACCGGATAATAATCCGCCTGATATTTTTAATAAAAAAGATGAACAAATTAATGAAGGAATTAGTGAATTTTTAAGTGGACTTAAAGGTGGAAATATCTCTGGTGAGATTGATAAAGCTGATGATGCGCTTGAAATAAATGATTCAAATGATGAATTAGTTGTGGAAGCTCAAGTGGTCTCTAAAGATACAGCCACCGTTTCATCGCCAGCTTCTACAACACAACCAGTAAAAGCAGATGAAAAGACTAATATTAAATTAGAAGATAATAGTAAAACTTTTGATAATTTAATTGATGCAGCATTTGCTAACATTAAAGTAGATGATGTAATTAATAAATTAGAGGAGTTGTCTAAAATATTTAAGATTAGAGAGGTTCCTCGTCAACTGGCAATAGTAGATATGATGTTAGATACTTTAGGTCTATCGTCATTTTTCCCATCTTTAGCAGAGGCAACAAATAAATCATTAGAATCAAATCAATATATTCTTACACGTATAGAAGACGTTTTATCAAAATTGCGTGGAAGCCTCGAATCAATTAATAAAATTGATATTTCTCCGGAAGATACAGAAAGATCTGATGTGAAAGAATTAAAGAAACAGTTACAGCACAACATAGATAAAGAAAAAGCCAGAAAACTAATTAGAAAAGAGCTAGAAGATCAAGCACTTGAACAACAAGTTAAAGAAACACCTTCAATAAAAATTGAAGAGGATTTAGCAACACCAACTACAATTTCTACATCAGAAGCAGTTCCAACGTCTAAACCGGCAACTTCTGTTCAAACACCTTCCCAAACACAAACTAAATAATACATAGGTATGAATAAAATATAATATGTTTATGATTTGAAAGTAGTGTTCTTGTATTAATTGTAATTAACAAATATAAGAATAAACAATATTTGTAAAATAAAATTAATTAAATATTAAGTATATGATGGACATATTAAATGAGATTAAAAGATTTATTAAATATAATGCAAAATATTGCAAAAGAAAAATTAATATCACCACCAATGATATGTGGTGGAACTCCACGAGATAAATTATTAGGTCGTTTAGATATAGTTTCTGATTTGGATATTACAACTGGCGATAAAACTGTTAGTTATTTAGCAAAAGAATTATCTATAATTTTATCAAAAAAATATAATATTATAACTAAGACAATGGATGATGGACATTCATCTATTTTTATAGGAAATCTAAAACTTGATTTTTCTTCTAATTTTAATATTCCAAATATAGATAAAATATTGTATAATATCGGAATTAAAGATCCAACAAGTATGCAGAAAGAATTATATAGTAGAGATTTTACATGTAACGCATTATTAATGTCTTTAGATTTAAAGAATATTTATGATATACTTGGTCGTGGAATAGAGGATATTAAAAATAAAAAAATATCTACATGTTTAGATCCTTCTATTACTCTTACAGTTAATAAAAATAGAGTTATAAGATCTATTTATCTATCAGCAAAGTTAGATTTTGATATTGATTTAAATATTGTTAATTGGGTTTCTAAAAATCCAGAATCTATAAGATTTGCTTCGGAAAAATCTATGTCAGAAAAATTAAATAGGGCTATGGAATATAATCCAGAAAGAACATTATATTGGTTAAATAAAATGAATGTGTGGAATTATATTCCTATTACTGAATCTTTATACCCATATTATATTAAACATGTTAAAGGTAAATAATGTCAAACGTTAATGATTTAGGTCATATAAATTCTAGAAAATTATTCTTTAAGAATTATGATTTATATGATACTGATGGAACTGATAATTCTGACAAGAATGATCCAGGTACTGGATTGTATCAAAATATGTTTAAATATAAAAGTGTTTATGATTTTTTAAAACAAAAAAGAAAAAAAAGAATGAAAAATAGAAAAAATGCATTATTAAAATTTTTGTTTGCATCGTATGATATCAATAGTATTGATTTTCCTTTGGATGAAAGTTCTAATACAATTATGTATGACAATACAAAATTATCAAATATTGGTTTACTTGATGGTATTAATCCAGAACAAATTGATGATGAAGGGCACACTGTGGGAAAGTTATATTATGGTACTAAAGATTCCTCTACTCCAATTTCATATAATCCTTTAGGAATTCAAGATGGTAATATAAGAACCATTGATGAAGAGCCAGAAGAAATTAAGAATATTTATTATGGCATAAATAGAATGGGGCACCCCTAATATTTTATCATTATTAATGTATATATAATAAAATGATATAATTTTGAGGTATTTATGTCTTTGCAAACAATAGCACAAGAGCTAGAAGTAGTAGAAGAGACGCCATCTGAATATGCAGTTTTACAGCCTGTATCTACTCAAATACAACCATCTATGCTAACTGTACATACAACGTCTGAACCAACAATATCTGAAGAATATGTTGAAAGTGTAAAGCCTGTTGAGTGTTTAGAACTTGTTGAATGTGTAGAACCTACAGATGAAATTGTTGTTGAAGATTTGGGAGAAATACCAGGATTAAATGGTAAATTGGATCCAGTTAAAGAAAAGGCTCTTGAAGTATCAGAATCTGATTCTAATGAAGAAGATAAGTTAGATGTTAATGATAATATTAAATCTAAAAAAGATGATCGTTGGGACTGGGAGTCTAAAGGTCCAGTAGGATTTGTAGCTTGGGTATATGATAGATTTGCATCTGTACCAAAACATTCTGGATATGATTCTGCTGGAATAGAACGAGCAATTGCATTTTTAGAAAAATTAGATAATGAAATTTCTAAGGCTATGCGATTGGACCTAGATGGTGAATTAGATTTTAATCAAATAGAAGATATTCGTTCCAAAATAGAAGATGGAATTGAAAGACTATATAATAGATTAGATAAAATTAAAAGCAAATCAAAAAAGAAACGTAAAAAAGCTGATGAATCGTATGAGCTAATCAAAGAAGCTCAAAAAATTCCTGGTGTCGCTGGAATATATGTAACTGTTCCTTTATTAATTTCTAGAATTGCTAGAGTTTGTATAAATGGTATGGTATCTGCAGGGCATGATATTGAAGATCTATTTAATCGGCAAGTTAAAAAATATAAACTTAATGATCGTGAAAAAGCAGAAACAATGCAATTATTATCAGATATGGGATATCCATTAAGACAAGATCGTGGATTTTTATTAGATGAAGATGTAGACACTCGTTCCTCTGATAATTTTGATTGGAATGCAAACTATAAGGGATAATATGTCAAGAAATAGATATCAAAATATAATTTCTAGAGAATCTGATGCTTCAATTGTTGATGACTATTGGTTTAAACAATATCAAAAAATGTTAGATAAAAATGCCGTACAACCATTATCTAAGACAAAATCTATTTATGATCAAATATCTGAAATCATAAATAAAAAATCTAAATTTCCTTCAGTAGAAGCCGCAGTTAAAGATATGCAAGAACGAAGTGGAATTATTGCTTATTGGGAAAAATTATCTAAAAAATCAAATGTTAATTTAAAAAAAGCTGATGTAGATGTAGAGACTACAGAGCCTGAAATATTAAAAAAATTTCCCAATATTAAAAAAACTTTAGAAAATTATATTCGTGATACAAAAGGTAATTTAGATTTGCCTGCTATAATAGAGAAAGTTAAAACCATACATAAATTTGATGGTCCACAATCCAAAGATTGGGAAGATGAGAATTTCATTAGGTTTGTGTATAAAATGAATTTTGATGAGAAATCAAAATATGATCAAAATTCTTCTGATTTTGCAAATTTAGGAAAATTAGATCGCGATAATGATATTGATCCTGCAAATACTGATGCATTTTTTGGATTGATGCCATATAAAATATAATATATGTCAATATATTGTAATAGTTTGTATGACAAGTAGCTCTAAAGAACTATTTGATAAATTAAGAATATCTTTACTAAATATTGATCCTGTAGCGTTTGTTGAATCCTATTTAACATTGGACGGACACCCATTTTCATTAACTAATAATGGATATAAACCTTTTGCAGATATTTATAGATATGTTGGCATTAAAGCATTAGAACCAGATTCTAAACCTGTTATTTTAGTAAAAGGTCGTCAGGTAGGCGGTACAACAATGGCAACCGCTTTGGAAATGTATTTTATGGGCAGCGGATTATTTGGTACAGGAAATAAGCCTCCAATTAGAATCATACACGCCTTTCCTCAATTGGAAGTTGCTGCAGCATATTCTAAAACTAAATTAAATCCAATGATTTCTGCGTCAGTTCGTAGAGACTCACATTCAAAAAAATCTGGAGAAAAAAACAAATCTTATTTGCAATCATTATTAGATACTACAACAGATACAAATAATTCTTTACATTTTAAACAGTTTGTTGGTGGTAATCATATTTGGATTGAATCTACAGGTTTAGATGCTGACCGTCTTCGTGGTCGGACCGCCGATGTTATTTTTTTTGATGAATGTCAAGATATTCCAGATGTTGCAATTAACAATGCAACTAAAATGCTTTCACAGGCAAAATATGGTGCTATTGGATCTGGTGTTCAAGTGTATTTTGGTACTCCTAAGAAAAAAGGATCTGGATATCACAAAATGTGGTTGGCATCCAACCAACAATATTATTATCTTGGTTGTGAAAAATGTAAAAAACATTTTCCTTTATATACACCAGAATCAGATGATTGGGAGAAAATTTGGTTGTATGAATACATTGTAAGATGTACTCACTGTAATCATGAACAAGATAAAAGACAGGCTGCTGAGAGAGGTAAATGGGTAGCATCTACTAATACAGAAGACGCTATTTATATAGGGTTTCATATTAATCAATTATATATGCCTTTATTGAAAAAGGAGCATATTTTATCTCAAAAACCTGGAGTACATCCAACTGCAACTGAAAGATCTTATCGTAATGAAGTTTTAGGGGAATTTTTTCAAGGAGATGCAAGTCCTATTACTCCAGAAGAAATTAGAATTAATTGTGGTGATATTGAAAGGAAATTTAGAGCCAGAATACAACCAAATGAAGAAAAAATGGTTGTATTAGGAATTGATTATGGTGCTAGATCTGATTTAGAGCAATTAGCAAATCCAAATACATCTAAGATTCAGGGTCAATCATATAGTACTGCAGTTGTTTTATCAGTTAAAGGTCCCAGCCTATTATCTATAGAATTCGCTACAAAATTTAAAAGAAATGATATGGATAGTAAAAAGGGAATTATTGATCAAATAATGAGACAATATAGTGTAAATTTAGCAATTGGAGATATAGGATATTCAAATGATTTTTCTACTATGCTTCATAACAGTTATGGTGACAGATATATCGTATCTAGGGCTCATAATAAAGTAAATAATCACATAAAGTATAATAAGGATTCATATCCTAAAGAATTAGTTTTTGAGCGAGATTTTTATATTAGCGAATTATTTGAAATTATGAAAAAAGGACAAATAAGGTTTCCATTAGGAGATTTTGAAAAAGTAGGATGGTTAATAAATCATTGTTCTAGTATGGAAATTAAATCGTCTATATCTAGATCTGGAGATCCAACTGTTCATTATGTTAAAGGTAGTACACCTAATGATGGATTTATGGCATTGCTAAATGCTTATTTAGCATATAAGTTTTTATTAACTGACGGGTTTACAAATTTTAACCCATTATTACAAAAACAAGAATTAAAAAATAATAAGCCTTTGGCTGTAATTGGATTTATTCCTCGTAGATTTTAAATATTTATTGTTTTATGCAAATAAAACAATCAGATTCGTTATAATGGTCATTTACATATAATTTAATGTATTGTTATATATTTTCACAATAGTATATGGTTTAATTATAACCAACTATTATACTGATATATATCAATATAGAATAGACATTGAAAATAAAGAAATAACTTCATATATATATTTCTATGAAAACACAAAAAGTATAGACGTCAGAACATCAATAAGTCTATTATTTAGTATAAATAATGATAGTTACAAGATATCTCCCTTATATTGTTAATAATTGACAGTATACTATAAAAGGAAATATGTCTTTTATTAAATCAAAATCAGAAAAGTTCTTAGAGCGTAGAGGAAATATTCCTCAAATTAGTGCTATAATGGCACAATCAGTATCAGAATATAGACGTGATATGTTAGCAAACGAAGTTGCTAATGGATTATTTTCAGATGGATCATATAGAAATATAAAAAATGAATTAACCGATGCTGGAAATGTTACATCATCAGTTGGCATTATTAAAAATGCACAGGTTACTACAACTAATTATCGTGGTAACAATGATACAGTAAAACAAACACCTGAAATTTATTCTCCTTTATGGTTAAATTCAAATCTTAATTTACCAAGAGATCGTGCAACTATTAATGCGTGGTGTCGTAGTTTTTATGCATTAAATCCATTTGTTCATAATGCTATAAATCTTCATAGTACATATCCTATTAGCAAATTAAATATAAAATGTGCTAACAAGGAAGTTGAAAATTTTTTTAATGATATGATTGAAGAAATTGATTTGATGAATATTTGTGTGCAAATAGCACAAGAATTTTGGTTATTAGGAGAGGCTTTTGTTTATGCCGAATTAGATATTTCTAAGGGAAAATGGAGTAGATTATTTATTCAAAATCCTGACTACATGATAGTTAAACGTACAGCAATAGCATCAGATCCTATAATAATGTTAAGACCTGATGAAAATTTGAAACGAATAGTATTTTCTAATAAGCCGTCAGATATTGAGCAAAGAAAACAATTAAATAGTTATATTATTGATTGTGTTAAGCGTGGAGAAAATATTCCTTTAGATGGATTCAATGTTTCTCATTTATCAAGAAAAATTAGCCCATACGAAATTCGTGGAACCGGTTTACCCGTATGTATTTTTCGTCAGTTAATGCTTTTTGATAAACTTCGTGAAAGCAAATATGCTCAAGCCGATAATATGATTAATCCGCTAACATTAGTTAAAATTGGTGGCGGTGATGGTGGATATAAGCCTACTTTTGCTGATCTTGAAAATTGGAGATCGATTTTTGAAGAAGCTCAATATGATAAAGATTTTAAAATATTTACTCATGAAGGTGTTACTATAGAGCGTATTGGTGCAGGTAGTGGCATATATGATATTTCTTCTGATATTACTCAATTAGTTAAAGAAATTTATACAGGTTTGCAAGTCCCATCAGTATTAATGGATGGCGGATCTGATACCACTTATGCAAACGGAGGGGTCGCTTTAGATGTATTAAGACAACGCTATATGCAGTTTAGAAATATGTTAGCAACATGGCTAAAAAGAAAAATATTTGCTCCAATTTCTAAATTACAAGGATTTTATGAATATAAGGGTAATGGTAATAAATCTGAAAAGCAATTAATCGTGCCAGAAGTAGAATGGAATCATATGTCATTATTTGATGCTGGCGATTATATTCAAAATTTAATTAATTTAACTCAGGGAGAAGGTGAAGCAAAACGTGTATCATTGACTACATTATATAAGTCGCTCGGACTAGAATGGGAAGATGAAATGCGTAAAATGCGTAAAGAGGCTATTTGTGCTGCTATTGCTAAAAAAGAAAAAGCAGCATTGGAGGCAATGGATTTGACAACATTGAGATCTTTAAGTGATGATGATGAGATTATGGAGCCATCATCTACAAGTGAATCTGCTGTTCCTGGTGAATCGTCTGCAGAAAAATCTGATTTAGGTACGTTACCAGGAATGGAATTACCAAATGCATCTCCATCTATACCTCCTGTAACTCCACCTACATAATATCGCTTATAAGCGGCACATAATCATTAGTCTATTATTATTATTATTATTATTATTATTTTGATGTTATAATAGACTTATTAACATACCCAATTTTATTTTATAATTGTCTTAATAATTACATATTGAGCAATATGAGATATGTATCATAAGACTATACAAAGAAATCTTATAATCATACTATTTTGGTAGTCTGAATATATCAGACTATGTATATTTAGGTATCAATTATGTTAAATATACTAGTTACATTAATCTTGGAGTATTTATGAATAAAATAGCTCAGAGAAGAAGTCTGCTCAGTAAATTGCGTGAAAAATTAGATATTGGTGGTCATGCTGCTGAAATGTTTAGTCCTACATTTGCTAAAATTATGGAAGATCTAAATAATATTGATGATTCTATTAGAGAAATATTATTAGAATCTGATTTAAAAGGGTTACTTGCAGATGCCCGTTCTAATTTTAATCGTCGAGAATATATGTTATCAGTTTCAAAATTAAAAGATTTTCATACAATATTAGATAAAATTTATAAGATTCTTAGTAATTTTAAAGCAGATGTTTCTAGTGTTCATGAAGAATTTTTATTTAAAGATTTAGATGAAGAAACAAAACAAAGTTTGCTTGGATTAAAATCAAAATTTGATACAACTGCATCTGTATCTAATATCTTGTTTAAAGAAGCAGGAATTTTAGATTGGTGGTATACTATTACTACTGATCGTGGTAAAGCTATGAGGGCTTGGGAAAAAAGATATCCTGATAAAATGAGAAAATTAAAATCTCAAACAGATTTATTAATTTCTAGGTCTGAGCAGCTTTTTGATCTACTATTAAAAGAATTAAAAGATATGTCTTGGGCCCGCGCCAAAAGAAAAGTTGAAGACTATTTAAAATCATCTGAAAAATTTATTAAAAAATATGAAGAATATAATAAACAATTTAAACAATATTATGTAGATAATATTAAAAATTTTGTTGAAAAATTACAACTAGAAACATCTAAAAAAGTTGTAACTGATGACGATGAAGGTAAACAATTAATTTCTTTGCCTAAGACAGAACCTACTAAGCCAAAGATAACTACCGAACAGGCTAAACAAGAAGCTTTGAGTAAGTTAGACACTATTTATGGTCCTGATACAGAAACTGCTAAAAAAAGGCGCCAGAAAGCTGAATTAAGAAAAGAATTAGAGTATGCCGAACAACAGAAAAAAAAGCAACTTGCAGAGGAAAGTGCAAAAAATACAGCAGATAAAGATAAAGAAAAAGATAAAGATAACGATAAAAATGTAAAATCATCAAAATCTTCTCATCAGAGATTTCTAAATACTTTAGAGATATTAGCAAATGAACATCCTATAATTTTAGCTAAAGAAATATATAAATACGCTAAATATATAGAAAATACAGACAAACAAACTAGTTTAAAACTTTTTAAAATTGTTGATGGTATTATAAAGTAATGGGTCAAAGAGTTCCACGTATTAGAACAGAAGTCTCTGAATCAGAACTGGTGAAAGCATTAATTAGTGCTTGGCAGAAACTTTTTGGTTCTATGCCAACTAAAGAACAAATAGCTATGCTATTGGCGCAAAATGCTTTGGAAACTGGGCATAGAAAAAGTATGTGGAACTACAATATTGGTAATGTAACTACTGATGGCAAAGGAAAATACAATTATTTTGATGATCTTACAACAAATGAACAAATTTCTCCAGGTAAATGGAAGAAAATGAATTTGAAGTATCGTGCTTTTAATACTTTAGATGAGGGTGCGTTAGATTATATTAAATTTTTGAAAAATAATTATGCCACTGCGTGGCAGCATATAATAAATCCAAATCCAGAAGAATATTCTAAAGCATTAAAAAAGGCCGGATATTATACTGCAGATGAAATTCCATATACAAAAAATATGGTTAGTTTATTTTCACATTTTAGTAAGTCGCCTGAATATGATAAAGCAAAATCTGGAATTACAGAAGAATCAAACGTGATGGGAAATAAAGATTCTATATCTAATAAATCTAATTTTATTATGAAAATAAATGACTTGTTAGATAAGTTAATGGTATCATTATCATCGTTAGAAAAATATAATATTGTTAAGAAACAAAAATTAAATATTAATACTTTATCATATATAGGTAGGGCGTATAAAAATAAAAAAATTGCTAGGAAAAATTTTATTAAAATAATGGATAAAATATGGTATCCGAACAAGAATGTTTAGATTTGGCGTCATAATTAAGTGGTAAAGAACATACTTTTGCAGAATCCATTGCCAAATTATTTACAGTAAAATTAATTGAATTATATGTTGGTGATTCATATGAGAATATTACTTTAGATCGGCGTTCTTCACAATATCCTACAGTGTTTTGTGGTAAAGTAGTTGGAGCATATTAAGAATGTTTAATTATAAATTCTGTTTATGTTAAAGAAAAACAAATTACATTTGGTAAAATAATATTCATTAATGAAAGATCTATTAAAGCTTTAAGTGAAGTTGATGTAAAAGGTAAATTACAAGAATTATTTTTTTGGGTAGTTCCGATACAGTTAGGGTAATAAAAAAAATTGGTTGGTAAATAATGAATGAAAATTATATTTATAAAATCGCTTATATTAAAAAATTGCCAGGCAATAAATGGAGAGTTATTTCAGAAAAAGGAAAAAATTTAGGAACATATGATTCAAAAGAAGAGGCAGAAAAGCGATTAAAACAAATTGAAATGTTTAAACATATGAAAAAAAAGAAGGCCTCTGTTATTGATTTAACAGATGTAGATAATTTTAGTCTATCTGCAATTATGAGAAAAATGAGAAAAGAATGTTCTAATGAACAGATATTAGATTTTCTTAAAATTTATAAAAATTATTTTGATGATGCTATTAAAAGGGGATTGGAAAATCCAGAAAAATTATCTTTATCAAAATCATTGATAGATTTTAATAAAAGTAATCCAATAAAAATAAATAAAAATGTAATTAAAACTGCAGCTATTACAGAGCTTGGAAATCCTGCTCAAGTAGGTCAATATTTAGCTAATATTATTAAATTTATATTAAGAAGGATATCTGAAAAAAATCGTGGGAAATCAATTTTAAATCTTAAAAGTAAATTATATAATTTAAATGTTAATGAAATTGCTTCCAAGCAAATGCCAGCATCATCGGCACTTGGACAATCTATTACTTTAGTTAAACATATTTTATTTAATCATGATCCTAAATATGTTAAAGAAGTTATTGATAACATAATAATAAACTTATAATGATAAAACGATTTAGAAAAGTAACAAATAATTTGTATAGAGGCGGTGCTCCATCAGTAAAAGATGTAGTTAAGCTTAATAAATTATTTGGTATACAAAAAATTGTAAGTTTAGATGCTTCTGCAGGTGAAAAAATACATAATATATGCAAAATGTTAAACATAGAACATATTATTATTCCTTTAGATGGATCTAGAAAAAGTTTATTTAATTTATTTTCTTATGATTTAAAAGAATTATTGGATAATGGTGTTCCTACATTTGTACATTGTCAAGAAGGCAAAGATAGAACTGGTTTTGTTATAGCATTATTTAAATGTAAATATCTAAATGTAGATCCTTCATATGCTATTCAAGAGGCGGAAGATTTAGGATTTGGTAAAGGAGTATCTCCAACTGTTATTAATTTATATAAAAAAATAATTAATTCAAATGCAGACAGAAATAATTCTGATATTGTATCAAATAAAAGAGAGTATATACAAGATGAAAAATCATCTGCTTTAGATAGAGCAGATAGGGGTTCTTTTGCTCCTTATCTAGATAAGACTAGGCAATATCCATACGATTCGGTATATCAATATCAAAATAGACAGGGAGATACTAGAGATAGTTGCAATGAAAAATATTATGTAAAAACTACACATATTCCGTTAGTTGGATTGTATGATAATACTTCTGGGATAAGAGGGGTTGGACCAGTAGAAATTGGTGGCGGTTTTGTTGGAATGTAATCATATTTGAATTTATTTTGATATTAAGTATATAGAAAATATTGATGAGTCTATTGCTAATAGATAAAAAGCTTACACTTATACAGTAAGCTTAAAATTAATATTTCAAAAATAATGATTAAAAATAGTTTGTTATTTAACAGGAATTAATAATGGAGATAATTCATGTATCATTTTTATATATAGTTTTACTATTATCATAATCAAGATATCAAATTTTTTGTATAATACTGTAAATATAATACTTGTATTATAAGTACAATCTTAATATTAAAATTCAATAGAGGTTGGAAAAATAAATGAAAAAATCAGGAATCTCCATAGAAATGTCATATGATATAACTGATTCTGAAAAACAACAGGCAGAAAAAGCTGTTTCTGCATTTAAACAATGTCTAAAAGTTTTAAAACAAGCTAAAGATCATTTGAATATTATGCTTACTCCATTTAAAAATCATCCAGATATATCAGAAGATCAAATATTTAAATTTAGAGCAGCATTAAGGCGTTATCGTGATGAATCTATAGAAAATTTTAATAATTTTAAAATTATGGCATTCAAATGTATTACATTAATGCAAATGTTTTCTTTTGATACTCAAATTTATAAATTAATGAAATCATTTATTGCTTCGATTGAAAAATTAGAAATAGAGGTAAATAAATTTGCAGAATTGTTTTCAAATTTAAAATCAAAAGAATTTGTATCAGATATTGTAAAAAGTATTGAGTCTATTCAGAAAGAATGCGATATTATATATAATATTGTTTATTCTCGTCTTATAAGTCATATTAGTACTAATATATTAGCTACTAATTGGGTAGATGAAATTGGTAAAAAAATTAATAAATCAATAGAGTATAAAGCTCCATTGATTATTGATTTGTTTAATAAACACAATAATGAAAATAGTTAGTAATAGTGTTAAAAATAATTCTATGAATATTATAATATAGGTGTTGTATAACTATTTTAGTTGCTTTTGGTAATAATTAGTTATAATTGTGTGATTATTAAATAATCTTTATAAGGATATATAATGTTTATTAAACATGGTGATGGTAAAATAATTTCAGTTTTTAAAGAAGAAGATATTGACGAACAACAAAAAACAGCAATTAATGAAGCCGAAAGTGAAATAAAAAAAGAATCATATATAGATCATAAAGATCTTAAAAGTAAAGAACAGAGGTCTAATTAATGCAATATGGATTTATTAAATTAGGTGAATGGCTAGAAGCTAGCAGAGTTGAAGATTTTTCCTCAGTAGCCCCAATTATTGATGATCTTGTTATTCAAGAACATTTTAAGAAGATAGCCGCAGGTTTGAAAACAATAGCTCCAAAAGCAGAGGATTTTTTATATTTTTCTGCTGTAATGATGCATGCTGCCGAAGCTAGCGCACTTAATCCAGATGGAACACCAAAATTAACAGCCACTGGTGAGCCAGTTAAAGTTGGTTGGATTAAAGATAAAGGATCTTGGCGTTGGACTACAAATGATAACTCTATTAGACCATATAAAAATTCTAATGGAGACATTTTTCCAGAAGAAGAATTAATAAAAGCACATAGAAAATGGGTTGGTAAACCTCTTTGTGTCGATCATAAATCTGATTCTGTAGATCATGTAAGAGGTTTTATAGTTGATACTTATTATGATCGTAATTTAAAGCGTGTAGTTGCTTTATGTGCACTTGATAAACATAATTATCCTGAATTAGCTAGAAAAGTAGCAACAGGTTATTCAACATGTGTTTCTATGGGTACTGCAGTAGGTCAAGCTATTTGTTCTGATTGTGGTCAAGTAGCTAGAACTGAAAAAGATTTTTGTAATCATATGCGCAATAAAACATGTTATGGTGAAATTAATATTGATTTAAGTCCAATTGAATTATCAATTGTTGTTAATGGGGCAGATCCTCAGGCCAAAATTAAACACATTATTGCTGCAGCTAATAATTTAAATAATTATCTTTCTTTAAAAGAAAAAGAATTAAACAAACTATCAGTTAATAATAATGCATTTGAATTAATTAATATTAGAAAAGATTTAGATGACACTATAACAAAGTTGGCTAAATTGGAAGAAATTATATTAGAAGAAAAATTACAAAAAGATACTAATGATTTAGCATTAAATCAAACGGCTAGTACAGCAACGATGCAAGAAACTGATGTATCTAGCACAGATTTTAATATAGCTCCGCCAGCTCAAAGATTAGCATCTAAAGAAAAAGATGCTTTAATTAAAGAATTTCAAGCCATTGCAACCTCATTAGAGGCAAAGGTTGCTGACATGAAAAAAAATTTGGATAAGTTATCAAATAATAATATTTTAAATAAAGAGGAACATATGTCTGAATCAAAGGATAATTTAAATAAACAAGCATTTTATCAAGGAACAGAAGAGCCTACTCCAGGTCAAGCTAAATATACTAAAGATCCATTAAATGAAAAACTTCGTACTGATGGAGATAAACACATGAATCTTAATCCTAAAGATATTGGAGAAGTTGATGAAATTTTCCCTGGAGATCTAGAAAAGAAAAAAATGCTGGCTAGGGCTCAGGCTGAAGAACGCGCAATGCGTAGGCAATATGCCATATCTAAAGCAAAAGAAGCTTTGGAAAAAAAGTCTTGGTTTCAAGGTGGCGGTGGCGTTAATGAACCAACTCCTGGTAAAACAAAATATACACCTGATAAAATGAATGAAGATTTGCGTGAAAAATCTGATAAGCAAATGGTTGGCAAAAAACCTTTCCCAGGTGTTGGAGATGTAGATGATATGTATCCGAATGATAGAAAAGTTAAAGAACCACTTAAGAGAGCTTCATTAAGGGCACGATTCGTTAAGGCTGCTAATAAAGATGGCACCCAAAATCTTGGTGATAGTGCGTGGGAAGTTTATTTGGGTGACGAATTATTACTTACTGCTTCTGTATCTGATCTTTCAGGTCAACGTGTCGAATTACTATATGATACTATTGCCACAAAAGATTTTGGTAGCAAATTAATTGAAAAGATAAAAGTGTTTGGTGCTGATAAAGTTGCTAAAATGTACAAAATTGCACAAGATGTGGCTCCAGGTACTGCAGCACAAAACGCAGCTCCAGCACAAAACGCAGTTCCAGCACAAGTCACACCTCCAAATCCCAATGTAGTTCCAGCCCCAGATGCTGTTCAGACACCTGATGCAACTCAAACATCAAGTACTGATGCAACTACAGATGCAGGTTCAGCAAAAGGTGATCTAAAAGAAACAGTTAAAGATTTAATGAATAAGACAGTAGATGTAGTATCTGATCTTAAAGAATCAGTTGATGCATTAATTGGTGAGCAATCTGAAATGGGTGATTTTGGAGAGTTGGGCAAATCTGCTTCAGATACCAATACTGCTTTAAATAAGATGAGAGTTGAACTTAATGGCGCTCTTATTGATGCTATGAAAGAAACAATTGCAGAATTAGAAGATCATCATGAAGAATTAAAGATGATTTATGCAATGTATGATAAAGGCACAATTAGTTCGTCAAATGATGAATTTGTTAAATCTATTGTTGAAGACGCTATAACTGACGCAAAAACTTCACTTGCTGACGCTTTTAAATTAATGAGTGCGTTTGTTAAATATGCCCGTGGTACTGAAGCTATTGTAAAGCGTGCCTCATTAGAGGCAGATTTAAATAAATTAGCAGAATCAAATATGGAATTAGAAGAATCAGATTTAGATGATTTAGAGCGTGATAATAATGGGGAATTAATGGATATGATAGAGTCTACAGATACAGATCTATCTGATCTCAAAAAAGAAATTGATTATGTAGACGATTCATCATCTGTTGATTCATCTTCTTATGATTCATCATCTGTTGATTCATCTTCTTATGATTCATCATCTGTTGATTCATCTTCTTATGATTCATCATCCGTTGATGATTCTTGTGATGAACAATCTGCAGATATGGTAGCTGTAGAAACACCATCTGGTAAAAAAGTAACAGTTCCACAAGGTTCTAAGGTTTCTGAAGCTTCATTTGATTTACAAACAAAAGAAGGCAGGGCATTATATAGAGCTAAATTAGCATCTGAAATGTTAGAAACCAGCATTCATTTAAATGAAGCTCATCCAAAAGGTGGGTGTACTACTGAGTTAGATGTTAAGCCAAGTGGTGATTTAGCTAAAGTTGAAGATCTTAATGAACAACATGATGCTATGATGTATGTTGCAACTGCTCCTCCAAAAGTACGTAAAGAAGCAGAAGCAATTCAACAATTAATTGTTGAAGGTAAGCTTGATCCAAATGAAGTAG